GAAGTTCAAGCGTTGTAGGCGATGAGACCATCAACTGTACGCAATTTACAACCTTTCTAGTGTCCCAAGCGTTCAAGACGCGGTGGACATCTGACCAGTGGGCGAGGTGGCAGAATACTGGCCGGCAGCAGCAGACCCGAGATGTGCCAAACTACGGGCCTCGTGTTGCGCTGGACTGGGGAGTTGCAACCACCTCACCAGGCCCAGGGGCTTGGCTCATCCAGTACTTCACAGAAACCGGCGGACACTCACTCATTGTTCTGACTCACGACCCAGACAGTGACAAAATTCTGACGCTTGAGTCGAACAGCCACTACGGGATTGACGGCGTAGGGTGGGGCGGTATTGGGAACCTGCGGGATGTGCCAAACCCTGGCGCCGACTGGCAGTCAAAAACCACACAAACGTGGAAAGCCCGCATCGAGAGTAAGCTTGCTATTCACGCCGTGCGGTTACATGTTGAACCAGAGAGCATTCAACAATGGCTCGAATCAGGAGACACATCATGGAAAAACTAAAAGAACTGTGGGCAAAGCTCAACGTCAAGACTGCAATGATCGGGGGCGCCATTGTCGTCACCACCTCGCTTGGTACTTGCCACTTTACAGGATCTTCCGAGGAGCCGGCAGAGCCTGCTTCCGAATCTGCGCCGGAGGCACAAGAGCCTTCAGGTGCTCCCGAAAAACCGGCCGAAGAGGCCAAGCCTGAAGAAGCAGAGGCATAGGAGTCAGCATGGGTAAATTATTAGACGGAACAATCTTAGATGCGATTCGTCGCAAACGACCTATTCGAAACCGGGTGAAGATGCTGCTTGAGCACATCGATGCACTTCAGGAACAGATCGACAGTGGCAAGGTGACGGTGAATGTCGGAGCCATCAAGGCCGAAGTCGATGCCGGGGAAGACAAAGTCTTCGGAACCGATGACGACAAGGTCACTTTGACTAAGCGCAAAAAGAAGGCCCCTGCTAAGAAGAAGGCTGCGCCGAAAAAGAAAGCGAAGTGAGGTAGACATGGCAGACCCAATGAAAGGTGAACGACAGCGGGTTGCTCGACAAGTTCTGAGCACCACTTTTACTGACGACTTTAAGAAAGAGGTCGGTCAAGGCATGTCTGTGCTTCTTGAACAACAGGGTCTGACCATGGAGGACATCGATGAGGTTCAAGGCTCGTATGGAAAGAGAGCGCCAGACCTTAAGTCTGCTGCACGCATCGCACTCGAAGAGCGCATTGCAAAGAACTACCCCAACTGGGATGACACTAAGATCAACAACTACATTCAGGAAGGAACGGCGAATGACTTTCCTTCGGACACTCCTCAACGAGGTATGCCTGAGGATCAGTTTCCTCCTGCTGAACAGTTGGAGAGTGTTGGTGAACCTGATTACTCGATGCCGATGCAGGAGGGCGAGGAATTTCCCCCTCCCGAGCAGCTTCAGAGCGTAGGTGTACCTGAAGGTGAAGAGCCTCGTGTTTCGCCCGAGCCTGCTCGCGGTGGGGCTTCTACTGGCGCGGACGAGAAGAAGAAGAAAGCCCCGCACTTGGAGCGTATGCGCCGCATGCGTGAGGCTTTCGGCCTGGACCCGAAGTACTAAGATGGCAAAGGCACGGAACTACAAGAAAGAGTACAAGAAGTTTCACTCATCTGAGAAGGCGAAGGATGACCGAGCACGGCGAAACGCAGCCCACCAAAAGAAAAAACCGAAAGCTGGCTATGAGGTGGACCATAAGACACCTCTTAGCAAGGGCGGGTCAAACAGCGAATCAAACCTTCGGGTGGTCAAGCGGGAAACCAATCGTAAGAAAGGCGCCCGCACTGACGCACTCAAGAAGAAGCTGAAGTTGCCTAAGCTTTCGTCTCGTTAGCCCCGCCGGACCAGTCAACCATCGCAAGCAACTCATCGATGTCTTCATCAGCCGGCTCGTTGGGTGTCTTCGTCAACTCACCGGGTTCGACCTCTCGCCATTCTATTTCCTCTACACACCGTGAGTAGACTACGCCAGGGCCACTGGCCCTAAGCGCATCCAACAACTCAAGAAATGCAGAGTCGACGTCCTCACCCTCTGCTACAAGGGTGAGTCGAAAACAAAACGTTCTCTTGTCTTGCATTAGAATAGGTCCGCCTCTTCATGAAACGCATCGCCTTCAGGTTGTGCGTCGAAGATGCTCTTCAAGCTTTGAGTCGCAGACTGCTGCTGCTGGGCGGCGCGGTCGTTCTCCTCTTTGCTGTTGAGCCAGACACCATGCCCGCAATCCTTATTCTTGCACCGGAAGTCGGGGCTTCGAGGCGTACGCTTCCGGTCTCGGTTGTCCCAAAACTCAGTGCCTCCGCACTTCACACACTTCTGAGGAAATCCGGCAGGTTGAGGTGAAGGCGCAGCGTGAGACATAGCCCGGGGTGGTGCTTGCGGGGCAGCAGGAGGTGGAGGCGGGGCGCCGCCAGTATCAGTACCTGTGCCATCAACACCACCCTGAAGCTCATCGTAGGAAACCTCACCGAACCCAACAAGATTGGAAACGGATCGATTGAACCCACGGGTGTGGGCATGGGCCCGGATGTTGTGGTACGTCGCCATATTGCCTGACTTCTCAGATGCCATGCATGCACCGTCCCCGTCAGCACAACGCCCGTTGGGGGCAGTTGCCCGGTAGGTCACCTCTACGCCCCAGTCGCCGTTAGGCAACTCCACCTTGCCCTTCTCGATGCACACGACATCCAAGTTGAAAGCGGTGGCAACAGCACGCCAGTAGTTCTTCTTGCGGAACTGCTTGCCCCGGATGTTCATGATGCAGTCGGGGAGAGCACGGTCCAGCGTGTTCTTGACCCTTGTGTACTCAGTCATAGCAACACTGATGTCGCCTGCTGCCCTCACAATGCCTGTGCTTTGTGCGACCTCAAGCTCAGTCTGAGCGTACTCAGCTTCGATAACTTCGAGTTCTTTTCCCATTGTTTATTCCTCGTTGTAGATGAAACGAAATGCCCGAGATGGCTCGGACACCTTGGTGTATTTATCCGCAAGGTCAGGATGATCCTTACGGAATGTCTTAGTGTCGAATGTTCTGCGACCCGATCCAAGCTTCCAGGTTGCCTTCGAGAACTGGTTAGAGACCTCACAGGCTTCACCCATCTGCTCTTTGATGAGGTTCACGGTAGCTTCTTTCCTTACCTTCATATCCTTAAGCACGCTGTTGATTGAATGAAGCTCCTTGAATAGCTCCAACTCCCTATCCGATGGACCGCGAGCCAGTCCGTCGTCTTCAGGGAACGTCATGTTCAGCAGTTGCTTGCTGCCATCGCCCCCGTCCAGACGTGGTCTCTCGCCCTCAACAATGTGCTTCTGCCACCACTCGGACGCTTTGTCCATCATGGACTGATGCAACTCCTTGTCCTCGTGAAGTCTGTACTGCCTAAACTCGTCACGAAGAACAAAGTAGACCATGACATCCCACTTACTCTTGCCTGTCACTATCATGTACCAATGCACCTGAGTTGCGTAGTACACTGGGATCTGGTCTGTATTCTCAGGGCCCCAACCGTCAGTCTTCCTTGACGTCTTAATCTCAAGGCCCCAGAAATCCGGTTCTCCCGGCTTGTTCACCCAGAAGTCCGGGCTGCCAAACATGTAGGGGCGCGGCCCCTCAACCATCCCAGCAGGCGAAACCTCAAGGTCATTCTGCTCTGCAAAGTAGTTCGCAATCGCAGGCTCAAAGATACGGCCACGAAGTCTTGCTCCTGTGTCGTGATCCTCAAGCATGCCTTTCTTGTCTAACCACACGTCCATCGGCGTAGACCAAGGCGAAACACCTAATATTGCTGCAATATCTGAACCACCGAGACCCTTGCGACGGGCCTCGAGCCACTCGTTCCTTTCCATTTTTACTCCACTTATTTTTTTTGTTGCCGTTCTTGTGCGTAGCAACTATTGTAGTAGTACTCTAAGTTTCAAGGGAGTGCAAATGGATATTTCAACTTTAGGGCAATTTATTAGATGGAAGCGCACAATGCTGGGAATGTCTCAGCAGCGCGTGACTGATAAGGCACATGAATCTGTGCCGGGTATGCGAGGATTTCAGC